AAATTATTTATCTTAGTGGCGATGCCGCCAATCATTAAAAAGTGAAATTAAAATTTCTTATTAACTATCACGTAAAAGATAAAAATACTTTATAAATCAATATGCTGTAATCGCCTACAAACTTACACAGATCTCTTTTAAGTGAAAAACACTGTAAAACCCCGTAAATTTTACAGTTAAGATCTCTATTCTTTCATTAAAACGATCTCTTTTACTTCAACCATTTACCCAATTTTTCAATCTGAAAATTAACTGAAAAAATGTAAATTTTTAACGCAAATTCGGCGGGGGAGGAAGTGGATTTTCCGTGCCTTGCGTTTTTACGTGAAAAATTTCCGTGGAATTGTTTTATATTGCTTATTACGTATATTTATTTGTTATAACAATAACTTAGATTTTCCGTGGTTGATGTCTCTGATATGTATATCGTGGAGATAAAGAAAAGCCGCAACATTGTGCGGCTTTGGTTTTATATGAATTGCGGTTGTTACTCAATAATCGGTGTAAGTTTACCTTTGATTGTTTCTGCTTGGCTTGCCTGCTGGGTAAATGTACTTGCTTGATCTGGCGGAGGTGAACCTCTGTGCGTGTGCGTTGCAATGGCGCTTGCGACTTCGCCCAATAGTTGAATGGTATCTTCCAAAAGTCTAAATATGTTTTGCCCTTCTGACCCCATATAACTTAATGGCGCGACGATTTTATTTTTCTCGTCTGAAACGCGTTGCGCTAGTCCTACAATTTTTTCTTGCAGTGTTCCGCCTGTTCCTACGGTGCGATTGCTTGCCGTGGTGTCGTTGATACTACCTAACACGCTGATAGTGTTATTTCCGCCAATAGTTTCTGTTTTATCAGAATCAATCGTCACATTTGACGTGCCGATTTGTTTTACTTCGCTGTCGGTTTCGATGTGGCGTTCAAAGGATTTATCTGTAATCTTCTGATCAGTTTCTCGAATCTTATTGCCTGCTGCATCGGTGCGTTCATACACTTCTGGGCGTTGCTGTTTGAGTTGCTCACCCGGTGCAACACTTGGTACTGTTTTTCCTTGTGCTAACATAGTTCGCACAAAAGGTTGATCGCTTCGCCCATAAGCAAAACCCACTTCTACCATCGTTCCCACTTCAGGAAAAGCAAAATCTCCGCCTTGTGAACCTGTACTTGTTACAGGTAACGGTACTGCAGGATAAACTGGCACAGTTTTATCCTCGTTTCCATTTTCGTCCAGTAGTTGTAACTCAACGGCATACTTCGGACGAAATGGATCAGATATATCCCCGCCGCTTGAAGGGTCTGCAATGCCGACAACTTTCGCATATTTCGGCAAGTGATACCCGCCCGCTAATTCGGGGAATGTTTTTTCCATTTGTCTTCGTTCTGGGCTCTTTTGTTCAGGCTTACCATCTTTACCTAAGTTCTCCCAGGTAAGCACATAATCATCGCCAAATAGTTCAACCTTTTGAATTATATTGCCATTGATAATCGCTCCAGGACGAATAGCAGCAGTGATAGGAATCGTCATATCATTGCTACCACTTGCCAAAGTCATACTTTCATCGAATTCAATATTCTTTCCCGCCCAACGGGAATCTTTATGCGAACCAATAAATAATGATCCATCTGGTGATTGCTGCCACATATAATCGGGAATCTGATATTGTCGCCCAATATTGGCTAAAAGCTGATAACCGCTACCGTTATGTGTGAATAGTGAAATTGGTGTATCTGCATAATCCGCTTGAGGAACTTTAACTGGTATTTGGGTTTGACTTGTAATCCACGCACACAAATCACGCAATGTAATATGTCGGTGTGAGCAGTTTAATGTTTTTTCAAATACTGCGACCTTTTCACGAATGAATAATTTTTTATAACCATTATCTTCACCTTGCTCCCGTTCTACAACGCCATCAAACCATTTGTAATAATGATCGAACTCCCCTAATTCAAATATTGCGCTTTTGCCAAGGCAAGCTTTATCCGTACGAACCGTGACAAATCCACGCCCCGTATTATTAAGTTCTAAAACGATGAGTTCATCAGCTAGTTCCAATTCTTCACCATCAATAATACATGTTTTTATAATTTTCATTTATGAACCAATCCAATCATCTAAATCTTTTGCCCAGCCTTTTCTTTCATTCGACTTGTTTTCTTCTCCTGATTTCCCTGAATGTTCAATATCACTTTTATTTGTCGATTGTGAACTTTGTGCCGTTGGTGCTTTTTCTCCTTGTGCCTTAGCTTTTGGTTTTTGCTTACGTTGGTCTTTTTTCTCGGCTACAGAATTTACTTCACGTAAAGTAAACGATATGGCCCACCCTAACTGCCCGCTCTGTTCTGCTGCCGTCACTTCACCACTAAATTGCACCTCGCGCATGTTGACTGCCTCAGCAATCGTGCAAGATACTCGATATTTAGACTGTTCACCTTTCCCGTCTTCAGACTCGGCAAGATTAAATAAATCTGTTAACCACTCTTTACGAGCATATGGAATAAATCCGGTAACGTTTAATTCTTTGGCCTTTACGCCTTTATCGGACTTTTTAGTACTAGACTTCTGACCGCTCATATCCTTTTCTTCGCGTTTAACGGACACGCTCATCATGATATTATGTAGATAAATAGGCGTACCATTTAGCGCAAGTTGTACGCTTGGATTGCGGGCTTGTGTCGGTGTTCTAGCCATTTTGTAACATCCCTTTGATATTGGTTAAGTTCGCACCGATAAACATCACGCATGCTGTAAAAACATTACCCGCCGTCGGCACATTCAATTTGATTTTTGTTTCCGCTACTTCGAGATAATCTGAAACAGAAAACGCATATACATTCGCTGATGTATTCAGCATTTTTTCGACTTTTTCGTTATTGGCTTTGTCACGTTCTTTTTTCGCTGCCTTTAATGCCTCAATCATTACCATAGGGTCTTTAGTTTGTGCGGCAACGGCAGCTGATGTAGCATTGCGCAAAATGCTTTGCATCGTGCGGGCGGAACCTGGTGTAATGTCTGCGCTATTAGAAAATGATGGATTCGCCATAGTGGGCGTTTTAATCATTTTAGTTTCTTGTAAATTTTTGCTTGATTTGGCATAGTCCAATGCCTGTTTAAATGTCGGCTCTGGCAATAATTCACGCACGTTTTCTAAATCTATGATGAATTGATCAATATTGCTATTTGTCACCATAATAGCGATAACATCTTGCGTGCCTTTAGGTCTATTCGGATCGGCATAATCGACTAACTTTGCCGCCAGTGCTTTCACGGCATTTTCGGGTGATAAATAGTGATTGGATTTTTCTTTGATACCGTGCGACCAATTATGCACGCCCAATTTTGTGCCACTTACAGATAACGAAAAAGGGGAAATAATCCCCTTTTGTGCGTTTTGTAGTGTTGTTTTTGCCTGTGGGGATAATTTTAGTTTTTGTTTTTGCCACATGTTAAAAACACCTGTTAATTTATTTTAAAGTCGTCCGAATATTGCTTGCGGTTTAATTCGCTATGGTATGCTGTTTCGCAATGATTCGGATCACGGAATAAACCATTGATGACACGATAAAGCACGCGCCAACGCTTTTTAGGTTTGCTTTGCGTTAATATTGCGCGGCGATAAGTACGGCTTGATAAAGTTTCATCTGCCGCACCGCCAGTAAGAGCATTAAAAAACTGATCTGCAGCGATTAAAACGTGATAGCCCCATGTTTTTAAATTTTTTGCCATTTGTTAATATCCTCTTCGATTTTATCTAGATCTTCCATTGTTTGAGCCTTTTCAATGTGGGTTTCAAACCCTTGCTTAATGGCAAACAATTTCCCCATGATGATTGCAAACAAATCCGCTTTTTCAATTACTTTCTTTTTCAGATCATCGACTGATTTTAAGTCATCACGCCCTTCAAAAATTTCAGTAAGTAACATCAACGGCAATTCGTTTCGCGCCTCACGTTCTTGTCGGTAAAAACTATCAATTTCCGCTTGCGAATAGCCTGCAAGATATTGTGCCTTAAAATTATCAGTTTTATTGGCAATTGTTGTCATTAAAATAGATTTTCGCTTATTTAAATACTCATTTTTTTTATTTTCTGAAATTTCGAATTTTTTTGTTTTATCATTAAAAAAATGAAATTCACTCGGAGCTTTTCCTGAGCATTTTATTTGTCCATTTTCGACCCAAACACAACCGCCATTTGTAATACTCAATGAAATAGCATTAATATCATCTTGTGTAGCGACATCGAACCAACCATCTTCTTTTGTAGTTGGATCTCTAAATGATAATAATTCTGGGTTAAATTGTTTTAACATATATTTCCTAAACGTTTTTATGACCAATAACTAATACTGACACTGCAGTATCTCCTCTACCGCCAACTCTAACACGGTTATTACTGACAGGATAATTGCTATTGACTGATATTTTGCCTACCCCTCTATCTGTTGCCCACACGCCAAAATGACCATCATAAATTTCAGGCAAAATAAGCTCCTTATCTCCTGTGGCATACATTACAGTAATCATTAAATTAAGATGTCTAATCTTGTAAACTGTGGTCCCGTTGTAATGATTTGGATACCAGGTATGAATAAAGTCAGATCGTTTCATGAAGTAATCATGCAGCCAGCCGAATGCCTTGCTCCACAGGTTACCAGATGATGTAATCGTAAATACATTTTGTCGGCTGTCTATATTCCAATCCGCCCCCTCTGGCGTGTTGAGAAATTCGATTTGAGTAGAATTCTTACCTGCGTCTCTCATCCACATTGATGCGCGAGGGATATTGTCTGTTTGATAAAAATCAACAAACACACTTGTATTTTGACCGCCAGCTTTATTTTTAAGCATAAGCCCATTGGCAAAACCGCCAGATAGACTACCTGTAATGGCAAGACTTCCAATCATCGTATCGCCCCATTTAGATACTCGACCATTCGCATTATTATTTGCTTCATTTGCCGATGATTGCGCATTATTAGCTCTATTTATGCCATCATTTGCACTACGCTGGGCGTTGTCTGCAGCAGTTTTTGCTTCTACGCCTTTATCGTAAGCCGTCTTAACCGCCGCACTGGTTGCGACGGTTTCTGCGCTATTGCTATTTACTGCAGAGGATTTTTTGCTGTTTGGAATGTAATTACCTAAATTGCGCGTAATTGCATCAATTAATGCTTTTAAGCCTTTAATTGCTTTCGGCGTTGCAGCCATATCTTCGGCATCTGAATCATAGCCTGAGAACAATTTTACAATGCCACGCTTAACAAGACTTGCAATAGGTAACTTGTGCGTATGTCCGAGTTTGTCTTTGGTGTTTTCGGTTGTGTCGTCCAGTGTTAGAGGATTCATTCCTAAAAACGGTGAAAGCAAGCGACGGTCGGTTACGTTGCCTTGGCTGTCAATGTCGGCAAGGATTTGCACATAATGCTGGCGATTTGCGGTATCCACATAATCTGCTTTTGATTGCGTAAGATACTTAATTTCGGTTTGGTATTCGCCCGTTACGGTGCAATGATGCACAACATCGGCATAAACTGAGCACGGTAGATTGTTTACGGTGAGGTTATAAAGTGCGGTTAAATCCATACGCACCCCTTCAACATAAGCTACACCTGGTTGAATAGTAAATTGATTACCTGTTTTACGTTTAACCAGGAAACCATCATCGAAGAATACCGCTCTACCATATAAATCACGATTGGTTAAACGGATTTTCTCATCAAGCCCGTGTAAACGCACCGTAAAATCAATTTGCCATGTATTAGCATTAACATTAATCCCAGTTAATGCTTTTGCACCTGAAAATTCTAAAAGGATATTTCGGGTAATACTGTTACCTTGTACAGCATTTTTATTACGAATTTTCTTTACTGGCGCAGTTTGCACAGCAACAGCAAGCATATTTTTTGATTTATTGATCAAGCCGATGAAATTGAAATCAAAATCGCCCACTTCCGTACCAATCGTCACCGAATACACCACGGCATTTTCATTTATTACACCACTTTGTGATACGGATTGACGGTGTACAATTTGTGCTGATGTCGGCATAGTGAGATATTGCGCAAGATTGTTTTCATTTAAACCAGGAATGTTGGCGAAAATAAATTCATCAAACTGCACCGTGCCACGTGCAACGGTTTGTTCTGCAACGTAACGTTCAAATTGTGGCGTAATTAAACTAGCCATAAATAAACCTCTTATTATTGTTGTTATTATCAGTTTACTTTCACATAAAAACTTTGATAATCGTGATTAAATTCGCCATGGTGAATCGTCACACTTTCTTTTGTAATCACTTCAAAGGTATAACGCCGACAAGTGCGGCCATATTTTCGGATGATTAAATTCAATAATTCCGTTTTCTTGGCTAACTGAGAATCGCTCAAGCGAATTTTGATTACATCCCAGTTTTCCACGTCGAACCTTTCTTCAATTTCTACATACCCGATCCCTAGGCGTTCAAAAATACGGATAAAGCCCGCTTTACTGCCTGCATCTTTCGCATTTAAAAAGGCATATTTCACGCGCTTGCGGAACAACTCCAACGGCTCGCCCTCAAATCGTTCTACGTCGCGTTGATATGCGATCAAATTTAAAATGCGTTCACTGCAGTGTTCTTCGTCTAAAATATTGAACGGAAATTTGACCGCACTTAAAACGTAATCCCACCATTTACCTAATAGCACAGCGATTTTGCTTAATTCGCCTTTATCCATCCAAAAGGGCAATTTTATTTTCATTTTCGCCCCTTACTTTTGCACAGTGACAGATAACTGCTGAATACGCGGAATAGATAAATCGCTTTGAATGTCGCTTTGCCCCCACACGATAGAGGAAATTTCGCTGATGTTGTCGTGGATTTCCTCACCTAATTTCGACCAGCTAAAACGGCTAAAAGGGTAAGTCCTTGTTACACCATAATTATTATTTTCGCGGAATGCACAGCGGATCATATTTTCCACTTGTTGTACGATTTCTTGTTTACGCACGTCGCCGACAAAAATGGACGGCTGAAAGTAAATTGCGCACGTTAAATTGTGTTTGGTTTCCGGCATGGCATAACAAATTAAATCGTCGCCGTGACCGTGAAAGCCCTCATCGCGCACGTGGCGATTGACTTTATCAATAAACGGTTGACTGGTTACGCCTGTGTCTAACAACAAATAGGCGTTTGCCGTTCCCGGGCCACGTGGCGCATCGTGTTTAAAATAAATTCTGTCCACCGATAAGGCGGCAACTTTCGCAATCATGCCTTTGTAAACACTGTCAATGTGATGTTGGCCAACGCTGGAAAACTGAGTTCGATAGCGTTCTCGTAACTCGTCATTTGTTTCACGATCTGCACCTGGTGAGGTGAGCCAATCCTCTAAATTTTCTACCGCACTTATTCCGGCAATAGATTCTGGCAGAATACGGTAATACCCTGCAGCAAGGTTGTAGTTTGAGCCTGCATTTTCGGCAATTACTGGCACTGCACCGCGTAATGTGCCTTTAGGGATCACTGTGTCTTGTGTCACTATAAGGCGGAAAATCACATCATTAATACGTTCTGTCTGAATCACTGTGCCCGCTTTAATGGTGAGATCGGTTACATCGCTTTCTTTTGTAAAATGCACAACACCTTCTGCTTTTGTTACTGCTTTAAAATCTAAGCCCACTGCCCACGCTTGAATTTGTAACCAACTATCTTTTGCAGTTTTTACAAATAAATTCGGCAGAATTTCAGCAATTAAATGATCTGTCAGCCACTTCACAGGCTTAACAGCAATGGCAGTGATTAATCGCCAGAATGGACTCATTCGGCTTGTGTTAGTAATCAATCCTTCTTCTGCGGTTAAGCGTTCAAATTCTTGTCGGATTTGCGTTTCTTCCGTTGGCAATCCGCTTTCAGCTAACATTTGTTTAAAATTTTCACTCATTAAAACGTAACTCCAATTCATCCAGTCGCCCAAATTCATAAGTTTCAGCGGTAATAAATAATTGCCCTAATTTTTCTTCAATAATTGATACCGTACCGGGGATTAATCGCACATCTTCTTCAACCAATAACACCATTTGCAAAATAATATCGCGACGTAAAATGCGCGAACGCTCTGCGATAAGTTGTGTCGCCAATCCACTTTCTAAAATGGCGTGTTTAATATCTTGTGCGATTGAAATTCGGTTATCACAAATTAGTGGTTGATTGCCGCTATCTAGCGTGATGTCTTCACCGGTAATTAATAAATCAAGGTAAAGTTTTTCCATTTATCACCCCGCGGCCAACTGTTCGCGATTGCGCATTTCTTGCCATACTTTGTTTCCATCGTTGCTGTTGATGGTGACACCGCCGTAATTAATCGTTTTCGTGGTTTGTTGGTTTTGTGTAATGGCTTTGCTGACCGAACCGCTTGGCATTTTGGTGAATTGCGGTTGTGTTTGCTCGCTCAATTCAAATTTTGGCGAGGTGGTATTTAATGCGCCAAGCTGATTTTGCATTTGCAATGCTTGCGTACCGATAGATGCCCCCACGGCTGTCGCACTGCTTTGCATTGGTAAAGCGCCATCTTCCCATTTGGGGATCAGCGGGATATTAATGCCTGGCAATGAATTGGCTTTTTCAATGATAAAATTGATAACCGAAGTGAATGCATTGACGATACCTTTAAACGCATTTGAAAAGATATTGCCTAAAGCAGTAGCAATATTAGAAAAACTTTCAATTGGTTTGTTACTGTCCCAAAGTGCGGTTATAGCATTCCAACCATCAATCATGGCACCGATAGAAATCGCAAATACATCTGCCATAAACCCGAATGAACGTGCGACTAATTCCACGGCATTAAGCACAATATTAAATACGGCACCTAACGCATAGCCCATATCTACGCCGAATTGTTGGAAACTATATGCCGAATCGGATGCACTACCTAATAAGCCAATAATTCGCCCGATGGTTGAGCCGATGCGTTGCAATGCACTCCATACAATCGCAAAGGCAGAAAACAAAGGCGCAAAAGATACGCTAGCCATTTTGAATCCTTCGATAAAGCCAGCTATAAATGCCATAAATTGAGAATGGAATTTATAAATTACAATACCTAACCCAATCACAGCACCTACGACTAACATAACTGGGCTGACTAAGAAAGAAAATGCCACACCGACTGCCGAAACAATACCACTCATCAGTGTAAGTGCTGCCGTTAGTCCTGTAAATCCAATCAATGCACCCACGGCATAGCCAATCCAACGCGCAATATTCTTATAAGCCCTTAACCAATTTGTGAACTCTTGCCCCATGTCAGCAATGCGATTCATCACAGGCTCAAGTTTTGCAAGGATCTGTGTGCCAATGGCGATTTTGATATTTTGGAAAATGGCAGTAAATCGCATCCATGAATCCGTTACCGTTTTTGATATTGCCATTGCATCATCAAGGGTTTTCATTTTGTCGATTTCAGCAATATCCGCTTTAAGTGTATCAATCTTCGGTAAAAGATTATTAATCACTTGTGCGGCCTCTTTAGTACCAAAGGCTTTTTGTAGCTCATAGAGATTTTCTGAATTCAACTCGCCATATTTGCCTTTGATTTTTTCCAAAATATCAATCATCGGCAGCATCTTGCCTTGAGAATCGAGGAAAGATAAACCCAGTTTTGATTGTGCTTTTACCGCGCCACTTAAAAAGGCCGCGTATTTTGTCCCCGCTAAACCTCCCTCAAACACATTTTGCAAGTTACCAATAACGGCAAATTGCTCAGCAGTTTTAATGCCGTGGTCTTTCGCAGACGAGCCCAAATTAGTGTAAGCCTGCATTAAGGATTCGCCCGATGATTTGAATTTATTTGCGGTAACGGTGGCTTGTGCTGAAATTTGCTCAACCCACTTTTCTTTACCAATTTTTGCCGCCTCGTCACCAAAAATACCGTATAACTGGGAAATATAAGAACCCATGGCTTTTACGTCTGAACCAGTGGCTTTGGCAAGAATGTTTGAGCTTTTAGAAAAAGCGACAAGTTCGCTATCGGTTAAACCGTCAATGGCACGCGCAATTTCATTCGTAGAACTCACCACATCAGTCGCCGCACCGCCATAGGTTGCGGAAAAATCAAGGGCAAAATCGGTAATTTTGTCTAATCCAGCTTGTTCGCGCCCAGTAGCTTTAATTTCATTAAGTGCACGGTTGAAATCAATGGCGGGATCTAGGGCGTTTTTCATCGCTGCCCCAGTAGCAATAATGCCTGCCGTACCTAAACCGATACGGCGCATTGCATCTTCACCACGCTTGCCTAAATCATCAATGGTCTTCATCACGCCTTTAAGTGGCGCGGAAAGCTGATCATTTAAGCTGATGATGTACTCAAGCCCCTGAATTGCCATTGTTTAACCCTAAAATACCTTGGCGATACCGCTTGCCACGGCGTTTGCCTGTTGTTCGAAATACTGTTTATGTAACCATATTGCGCGCGCTAAGTTGTAGTCGCTGTTATCTGCGTGTGGTAAGTAGTGCATTCGTAGCGCAATAGCTTGCGATAAGCCATTGCGCTCTATGCTATCCACACGCGAAGCTAGTTTTTTACCGTAATATTAATTTTTGGTACTAATACCTCATTCACTTTTCCTGCAAGTAACCCCGCAAGACCCGGAACATTAATAATTGCTAATAAATCTTCTTTTTGCTCACGAGCCACAATCGCAAGTAGATAATCTTTGATTGGGGTCACCTTATTGTCAGTCGTAATGTCATTCATCATTTGATCATATGCGCTGTTGTCTCGGAGAAAAGTGAACTCAACCCCTTCAACATCGACTTTGACCGAATCTTTAAGATTGCCAGTAAGTTTATCTAACAAAGTTTGTGCGTTTGTTTTTTCCATTTTTAGTTTCCCTTTTGGTTTCTGTTTTGGTTATTAAAATCTTTAATACACTTGTCCATCGCCGTGTAAGCCGTGGTACAGGTTTCAATACGATCTAATGCCTGATTCAGCCCGTCAGCTAAATCGCCATTAGTTTTAATATTTACGTTTAACGGTCTACATTCGGTTGTTTGTGGGCAAATTAGCTGTAAATTATTTACTTGTGGCTCTGTGGTTGAGCACGCCAGCAACATCATCAGGCACGCGGCCATAAGTCCAAATTTTATTTTCTGCATTGTTTAGCACGTCCTTTAGTTGTTGCCGGCGTTGTTCGGCTTTTTTGTTGGCTTGATTGAGTTGCTCGGTCAATTCCGCATTTTGCGTTTCATACCGCTTCAACATCGCTTTGTTTTGTTCAATGGTTTGTTCACTTTGTTTTAATAAAAGTGCGGTGGTTTCTGCCTGTTTTTTATAGTGCAGTGTCGATCCAATACAACCAACAAACACAATAAAAAACGCACCAATGACCAAGAATTTAAAATTCATTATTCCCCCAGACAAATTGCCTTTTCTTTTGTGCGGCGCATTTGTAAGCCTTTTAATACTCGACCGCCCGATTTGTTGAAATCAGAAATGTGATTGCACATTAATGTCCAGTCTTGCGCTTTTGCCGCACGATAAATCGTTGTAGGTAATGTCATGCTGTGTTTTTTACTGTAATAGCGCTTGATATTGCCACAGCCTAAATTAAAGGCTAAAGACACCATGGCATCATATTGCCCTTGATTCATTTTTCTGCCGTTAAAATCGGCGTTGATACAATTTTCTGCCTCTTTAATGTTGCGGCGTAAATCGGCTGCCACTTCGTCAATGGTCAAAACTTTGGACTTGTCCACGTTGTGGGTATTGCCTACACCATTCGTCCATACATCAGCAGGACATTTATATGGATTGCGCACACAGCCTTCCAAATTAACAATCATGTAAACGGCTTGTGGGCTGACTTTGTTTTGTAATTCTTCCGATAAATCTTTTTGTTGAGCGAAAAAAGCAGTTGCAACAGCTGCAGCTGAACATAAAATCATTGCACCGAATTTTTTACTCATCACTAATCCCTAATTTTTTCGCCTCAATTTTTGCCGCCAACATTTTGTAGGCTAATTCATCTTTACGTGCTTGCACGTCTTCTTTGTATTTTCGGTAGGCAATCCATACTGATGCCGCACCAAATAAAATACCGAATATTGCAGCCCATTCATTTAGTGTAAGCCCTGACACAAAGGCAACAACAGACGCAATAAAAGGCTGAGTACTATCCATTCTGTTATTCATAAAATCACCTTAAAATATTTAGGAAACTGACCGCACTTGCTTGTTTATAATTGTTATACGTCAGCACGGCCAGCACCTAAACACGGTTAGCCGATAAGATCACGTGTATCTTCGTCGGATAAATAAGGCACACCGTTAATGCGCACGAAATCTGGGCTTGTGACAAAATATTTTAATTTTTTTGTGCTTTTCGCACCGCCTTTTGGGTCGATGTTAAGCACGTCAGTTAAAATAATTTTGTTACCGTAGGTTTCCACTTTGTCGCGCACACCGCCACGCATTGCGAAGAACGTGAAATCCACTTCCGGCAAGCTACGATAACTGCCTGCACTTGCGGCGGCTTGTGATAATTTTTGAAAGTTTTTTGAATCTAGCTCAATTTCACCTTCTGCAGCTACATCACCGCTTACCCAACCATCAGGAATACCACGGGTTAAAGCCACAGCACTATTATCACTAATGGATAGATTCACTGATTCCACGTGGATCGGAAAGCCCATCATGTAGAAATCAAAACTCATTCCGCTGATTCGTTCCATTTATTAATCTCCTAACGTTTCCAAATCTAAGAAAATGTTTGCCGTAATATCTTTCGGGCAATCGTAAGGGCGAACTTTGATATAAATCGTCACCTTGGTTTTGCTTTGCCACACAATAGTAATGGCATCATCTTTAGGTGGCATACATTCGCCTGGAAAATCCTTGCCGTTGATGGTTGCGGATTTGCTCATGTCGCGCATCGGTTTGGCAAAATAGCCTTGGTGATACGCGGTACTTGAGGTTGTGGAGTTAAAAGAACGGTCAGCAATTTTCGCGATAGCTAACAAACGAACTTTTCGTGCCACTTTATCGACAACACGTACATTCTCAATCACTTGATAATCGCCCCCTTCTACGTCTAACGTGCGACCGTCCGCCCAGTAATAACCGTCATAATCGGGATACCACATCGGCACAGAATAACGTGCAGTTTCAAGTGATTTTAAATGCGCAAGGGTAAGCTCATTGCCATCTTTGTCTAACGGTTTTTCAGCGTTACCCAATGAGACCAAAGCCCCCGTCTGAACTCTTGCGGGACTGTCTGCCACTGTGACGGCACGATTCGCCAATCGCCCTGCCAATACGCCCGCCTCATTGCCGAATAGTAAAGGCACAAGGCAAACGTGATCGGCGACAATGGTTTGTTGCAAAGTGGTAAGTTTCTGCACATATTGATCCCATGTTTCACCATCAGATTGATCATGATTAATACCTTGTACAGCCTGGATAAAGAAAGTACGACGACCGAATTTAGCAAGTAGTTCTGCATAGCATTCTTGTAATTTGCCAATGCTGGCTTTATCTACACCTAAATATCGTGTGTTGACACAATATTCAAAAGAAGCGGTTTGATTGGCTTTTTTTACACAATCCACAAAATCGTAGCCGTCTTCTTGTGCAATATAAACATGCGCAAACCAGTTTTGCCCCGCATTAAGCATTGCCGCACGCACTTGTTTTTTTAAGTCGGTATCGGTTTCGCCAAATACTTTGTCAAAATCGGAATCAGGCGTTAATGCCAATAACTTTCCTGGATTAACGGTGCCTACGCCGACAAACAAGGCGTGGCGTTCGATTTCCTTAGTTTCGCCACTTAACTGATTAAGAGCGTTAATTTGTACAGATGGGAACATTCTTTATTGTCCTCTTATTATTGTTTTTGAGTATATTTTTGAATTTCCGCCAAAATAATCTTGGCGTTTTCTTCTTCACGTGTATCCAAGAATGGGCGTTTTTCCGTTGGAATTATCCATTGCGTTAAATGTCTACTCGGATTAATACCATTCTTTTCTTCCAGTTTACGTATAATCAAACTGGCTTTCGCACGTGATAAGGTGCTGCGGATTTCGCTTAATGTCGGCTTGCGGCGTTTAGCTTTGCCGTTTTTTGTTTTACCGTTTGCCACGGTATAACCTAAATCTTTTAATTTCTTTGCTTGGCGCAAGGTGCAAGGGTCTGACCCAATGCCACCTTTATTTTTGCCTGGGAACTCCGTTTTTTTAAATAAGTGCGGAATTCCTTCTTGGTGTTCTTGCGCAATTTCGCCCGTTCGTTTTTGCTTATAAAACAATGCGCCTTGCGCTTTTTCGGCTTTACTGTTGGCTAACTTTGCAATTCGGCGTAGCATTTTTGCTGTACCGTTTTTTCGTTTCTTCCAACTTTCGCCCATCGGGTTACGTTGGTTTGCCGCGCTTTTCACTGCTTGGCGTTTAATCATTTGCAAAGAGCGGATTAAAATTTCACGTTTTTTCTTATCGGGTAAACTGATGATTTCAAGATCTTTCAGAAACTTCTTTAAGTCTTCTTTATCAATCCACATTCGGATGTTCATGTTCAACCCTTACGACAACGTCAATTTCTTCTGCTGTGAATATTTCGATGCTGTCCAATCGGTAATTCACACCATCAATTTTTAATTCTCCTTCGCTATCTTCTATTGCCGTGAGTGGCTCACGGAAAGCAATGGTAAAGATTAAATCTGCCGTGTTATCGTCGATAATGTCTAAATCAAAAGGGATTTCGCCATCATCTAACACATCGCGCATTTGATCGTTTTCGTTTACCCACACTTGGATAAAAGCCATTAAATAAGCCGGTGAAATTTCATTGAACGGCAACGCCTCAAAGTGAAATACACCGTTGTAAGAAAGATGACACACTTCTATGCCGTTTTCGGTCACTTGTCGCCCTTCGTTCAATAATTTTCCGTCTTCAATCCAGCTGTAAAAATTCCCGTGATAGCGTTTCGGCAATTTTGTGAGCAAAAAATCAGTGAGTTGCTGATACAGCATTTTCTTTACAGTAGCCACACCGAACCCCGTTTTTTACCTTTTAATGTGCGAATAGCATGAGTTGCCTCAGCTAATAGGCTTTTTTGCTCGGCCACGTATTCGCGGTTTTGGTGAATTTCACGCCCTGAAAGGGTGTTAAATTCTGGGAGTAACTCCGCTTTGGCGCGGGCAAATACCGCTTTTTTGTACAGGGTTTCGGCATAATTTTCGCCATTAATCCACTGTGTTGAAATTTCTTGCACAGAATTGACCGCACTTTTACGGTGATTTTCTTCAACCTCGGCAAGATCTAAATTAACGCCTTGCATAGCGGCAATGAGTGCCGTTTTCACCATTTCCACAGGGATTTGCAACGGAATGGCGCGTTGCTTTTGAAACTCTTCAACATAAATATCCGACCAAAAGCCGTTATTGGTGATGACTGTATCATCGTAATCTTGTGTTCTGCCGTTAAACATTGCCTTCCTCGTTATTTTGGAGTGGGCGGGCGGTAAGTTTTTCAATAACAAGATCAAAATCAATTTGCTGTTTTTCCAAACTCAAGCCCGCCACTTGGGGAAGACTGTTCGGGTCGTAATCGCCCGATTTTGCCAATGCGTTTAAACGCATGACACAACGCTCAATCATATTTTTTACACCAGCTTTCTGATTGAGTTGGAAAGCGCGGTTACATAATTGAATAGCCAGCACAAGTGTTTCGGCATCATCAATGCCACTGGCTTGTACTTTGCCTTGTGAACTGCGTAAAAGCAGTGCCGCCGCTAATTTGAGCCACTTCGCCGTGACAATTTCGTGCAACTTCCACAGGGTCGCCACGTTTTTAAAAGTTTGTGTAAAATATGGCTCCACGGATTGACCCGCTGCGGCGGTTTTATCTGTCCAGTTGTAAATTTGGTCTGCGACAAAGTTTGGCAATGTGGTTTGCCACCCTTGTGGCATAGATTGATTTTGCTGAATTGCTTTTTCAGCCAGTGACAAGGCTCGGTCAAAATCAGCAATGTCAAACAAATACACAATGCAATAAACCAAGTAATCATTCTGATAAATTGCCCCTTTATCTAAATATTCATTCACAAACGGCAACCACTTTGGCAAAAATCGGTTGCGTTTATAGTCTAATTTTTCGGCACGTGTCGGGAATGCGCGTACTGCGTTCACATCATTTTGTAAGGCGATTTCAAGCACGGCATAATCATTACCGTGAGTCGCAACCGCACTTTGTTGTGTATTGCTCCCTGATACTTGATTAATGTCTGCTAATGCCTGCATTTGGCGTTGAAAATCTCGCATTCCCATTTGGTATTAATTCCTATGCTTCACCATTTAATTTCACTTTGGTGTGGTCGATAGCAGTCATTAACCCTAAATCTTCCACAACATAGCCTTCTTGACGATAATAAGATGTCACCACACCTTTTTTATCTTCATCGTTACGTAAAGATCGACGTACACTTTCAGCCTCGGTGTACACACTTAAGTTTTTAAGCGTTGTCACTGCTGCAGCACGTGCTGGGAAGTTTGGTGGGGTAATGGCATTCATGCCACCGAATGAGCCCATTAAGTTATGTGAACCTAATGCGGCTTTTTCCGTAGGCGTTAAACCGTGTTTTTTCTGGATGAGTTTCGTTTCTTTGCTGACTAAATCCGCACCAACAAGGAAGACTAAATCATTTCGGTTTTGATGACGGAAATCTAAGCCTTGTTTTAAGTCAAAGGCTAAATCATCAAGATTTGCGTAATCGGCGTTATCACCAAAAATGGTAATTTTGCCTGATGATTTTGTAGATTCGGTCATAAAGTTGGCCGCACGTTGTTCTTGTAAAAGTTTCAACCAGCCTTTATTCACATCAGACAAATCTGCTTTAGTTGTATTATCTGCTACGCTTTGACCGTTCCAGCCAATTTGCAAGATGTCTAATGCAACTTGGTTTTGGAAATATTCGCTATAAAGCTCAACAAGGCGATCCTTAAAAATGGCGAACGAATCGAATAATGCCCATGGCACAATAATGCCACTGTCCGTTTCGGCTAATTCAAAGCCATTTTGTGTATGATCAAGATTAGCCAAATTACGGCCAGTTTGTTTACGACCAGTAACGCCTTTTTCTGTTGCACCAAATAATTTTTGACCCTTCGTGTGAGCTACTTGAATCATATTAATTTGTTTCAAGAAATCGGAACGCTGTTGAATATTTTCGCCTAACAATGCTGCTTCAGGTGCTTTAAGTGCAAAACTTTCGCCACGTAACACTGAATCAATAGGTTGATTAAAGTGTTTCGCTAATGCTGCCGCTAGGGCGTAATATGCTTGTTTATTCATTGTTTAGAATCCTTTTGATAAGTCGATGTTGTAACCGTTTAAGCTATAAACATTTTCGTTTTCAACGGTTGGCACACCATTTGGCACAATGGTTTGTTCTTGGCTTAATTCGTTGAATTTTTTATCCAACGCCTGAACCGTTGTTAAAAGTTGATTGAACTGTTCCGCAGTTACGCCTTGCGGTTGTTCATCTTTCTTTTCTGTTGGTTGTGGCTCTGGCTTGGTTTCCACTTTAGCTGAAAAATGGCTGTCAATTTTGGTGCCTAAACCATTCATAGCATCAATTAATTGCTTGAACTGTTTATCGTTCATTGCATCGTCCTCTTTATTATTGTTGTTATTGGGAGTTGGTTGTTCTTCCGTTTGAGTGGAAGATGAAAATAATTTTTTAAAAACATTCGCAACAGCGCGGAATGCTTTATCTTCTTCGATATCTTCTTTTACAGAAAAATCTACTTTGACTAATTCGCCAAAAACACTGCCCTTTTGTTCAGCGTTGAAAAATTTTAATTCTGTAGTACCAACAGATGCCGGCGAATCTGTCACGCCTAAGCCCGATAAATAGGCTTTTCCGCTATTACGGAAATTCGGGGTAATTTCAATGCTAGTGAATAAATACTGACCCGCTCTGTTGTATTCGATTAATTCTTGGTTGGGTGCGATGATGGCAAAAAGTTGTGTTTCGCCTTTTTCATTTTCCTCAGCTTTCAGTTCGATCACTTGCCCCATATTGAACCAACGGCGATGTTCTGGCCATAAATTCGCGGTGTAGTGTTCTGGATCGTATGTTTCCGCCATTTCGTGCAATTCTTGAGCTGTGATTTGGCGACCGTCCACGGTGTAGCCCGATGTGGCGATACAAATAAAATCAGTTTTGAGTTTAGATTTGTTCATTTTAAAAATGCCTATGTTTCGCTTTGTTTGCGTAAGTGCCGCCATTTTTGCCGATCTTTTTTGCAAAATCACGGGGCGAAATTCGGATATATTCGGATATAGATCAATAACTGCGCATATCCGAACAGATCCAATTTTTGCCATTAAAATTTTGCTGTTTTTGTTGCCACAATACGCCCAACACAACAACAGCAAGATAAAAGATGACTGAATCTAAGCTAAGAAAAAGAAAAACAAAACGCTACGATGACGAAGTGATTTATGCGGCAAAGTTTTTATATTTAAAAAAATACACGCCGAAAGAGATCGCTGAAGAATTAGGTTTAAATAGCACACGCCCGATTTACTATTGGGCGGAAAAATACAATTGGCGCAATTTAATCAGCGAAAGCGGGATTGAAGAATTGATCGCGCTACGCATTATCACGCTGACAGAACGGGAAAATAAAAGCGATCAGGAAATAAAAGAACTAGAAGCCCTTATCGATAAAGATATTCAGTACAAAAAGCAACGTGCAGCAACGGTAGCTAAAGTGACGGCAAAAAGTGCGGTCAATTCTAATGATGTTTCTAGCGGTGAACGCGCCTTTGCCGACAGCGGTGACGGTGACGAACGCAAGAAGAAAAAACGGGTAAAGAATGATATTTCCCACGTTACGCCCGAAATGTGCCAGCCGTTTATTGATTCGTTGTTTTATTATCAAAAACACATCCGCGCCAATAAGCACCATGATGTGCGAAATATTCTGAAATCGCGCCAAATTGGGGCAACTTATTATTTCAGTTTTGAGGCTTTGGAAGATGCGATTTTCAGCGGTGACAATCAAATATTCTTATCAGCTAGTAAGCGACAAGCAGAAATCTTTAAAAACTACATCGTGAAAATGGCGCGGGAATATTTCGGCGTTGAGCTGACCGGTAACCCAATTATTTTAAGCAACGGGGCGGAACTGCATTTTTTATCAACCAACAAAAACACGTCACAGGGTAATAGTGGCCATGTGTACGGTGACGAATACGCATGGATTCGTGACTTTCAGCGATTCAATGATGTGGCATCGGCCATGGCAACGCATGCAAGATGGCGAGAAACCTATTTCAGCACTCCGTCTTCCAAATTTCATGAATCCTATTCATTTTGGAGTGGTGATAACTGGCGCGATGGCGATCCAAAACGCAAAAACATTCCATTCCCGACCTTTGCAGAATTGCGCGACGGTGGGCGACTTTGCCCCGATGGTCAGTGGCGTTATGTCGTGACGATTGAAGATGCGCTAAAAGGCGGTGCAGATACATTATTTAATGTTGAGAAACTGAAACAACGCTATAGCAAATACGCATTTAATCAGCTTTATATGTGTGTTTGGATTGATGATGCGGATTCGATTTTTACCGTTCATCAACTTTTAAAATGTGGTGTAGATGCTACGAAATGGAAAGATTTTAACCCGAAATCTGAACGCCCATTTGGCGATCGCGAAGTCTGGGGCGGATTCGACCCCGCACACAGTGGTGATGGTGCTAGTTTTGTAATTATTGCCCCGCCTGCGTTACCCGGTGAAAAATATCGCTTGCTCGAACGGCATCAATGGCATGGGCTATCTTATGTGTATCAAGCGAACCAAATTCGTGCACTTTATGAAAAATACAATATGACTTACATCGGCATTGATGCGACTGGCGTGGGGTATGGGGTTTATGAACTGGTGAAAGAATTTGCCCGCCGCGCCGCCACTGCCATTATTTACAATCCCGAAAGTAAAACAGGCATGGTGCTGAAAGTGCATGATTTAGTTGAGCATGGGCAAATTGAGTGGAGCGAAGAAGAATTGGATATTGTGCCTAGCTTTTTAATGATTAAGCACCAATCAACAAAATCTGGCAATACGATGACGTTCACCGCTGAACGAACAGTCAAAACACAACATGCCGATGTGTTTTTTGCGATTTGTAATGCTATTAATAAAAAATCTTTAAGTGATAAACCGCGCAAACGTCGTGGATGGAGTGTATTAAGTGGAAACTAATGTAAAAAAAGACAGTAAAAAAGGGATTTTTATTGCACCGATAAATGACCGCACTTTTTCCTTGAGTGAACTCACAGCCTCACCCGCATTGGATTATGTCGGTATTGGCTTTGATGAAAATTATAACTGCTATTTGCCCCCAGTGAATCGTCATGCACTGGCTAAACTACCTCATCAAAATGCACAACATGGGGGAATTCTGCATAGTCGTGCCAATATGGTGAGCGCCCTCTACGAAGGCGGCAAAGCATTATCTCGTATGGATATGCGCGCACTTTGCCTTAACTTAATTCAGTTTGGTGATGTGGGGCTTTTAAAAGTGCGTAATGGTTTTGGGCAAGTGGTGCGTCTTGTGCCGTTATCTAGCCTTTATTTACGCGTGCGCAAAGATGGCGGCTATTCGTATTTGATGAAAAAGTCACTTTATGATACCGCACAAGAAATCTATCGCTATGATGCGAAAGATATTATCTTCATTAAACTTTACGACCCTATGCAACAGGTTTACGGATCGCCCGATTATGTAGGCGGTATCCAATCTGCACTATTAAACTCTGATGCTACTGTATTTCGTCGTCGCTATTTCAGCAACGGGGCGCATATGGGGTTTATTCTATATTCTACGGATCCCGACTTGACCGAAGAAATGGAAGAAGAGATCGCAAGAAAGATCAGCGAATCTAAGGGGGTTGGAAACTTCCGTTCCATGTTTGTTAATATTGCGGGCGGTCATCCTGACGGGTTAAAAGTGATTCCGATTGGCGACACAGGGACAAAAGATGAATTTGCGAATATCAAAAACATCTCTGCACAAGATGTGCTAACCGCACACCGATTCCCGGCTGGTTTAAGTGGTATCATCCCGACAAATACAGGCGGACTTGGTGATCCGTTGAAATATCGTGAGGTTTATCATTATGACGAGGTTATGCCACTGCAGGAGATCATAGCAGAAACGATCAATAGCGACCCTGAAATTAAAAATTTACTAAAAATCAAGTTCCGAGAGCAAAATTTTAGCAAATAAATTTACGCTCAAAGCCTATACAAAATAACAGTGTTATATATAATTATAGTTACATGTTAATTTTGTGGATTTTGGGGAAAATGGCAAGAACAACAGATATTTACTGCACTGTTTGTAATTCAAAATCAGTCATTGAAAGATCTGAACGCATACACAGTGAATTCACTCGCTATTATTGCGCGTGCAAAAATCCCCAGTGTGGTCATCGTTTTGTAATGAATATGGAGTTTGGTCACACAACCCGAAGTAGCAAATTGACTAAAGATAAATTGCTTGAATTGGTTTTAGGGAAACTTTCAGACGAAGAAAAAGCTAATTTACGAAAAATATTAGATGATGAAAAAAACCGCTAGAAATAGCGGTTTTTTTTATTTTGTGTTTAATCCCTGTTCTTTCATCGTATGCAACGAAACATAAGACGATTTCAAACTGCCGTAAGGTGCTTTTGGCTCAAATAGCACCAGCATTTGCGGTTTGTTGTTTTGGTCTGTTTCCTCGCCTGTTTCGTTGTTGATAAATGGGATCCGTGAATTAGTGATATAGACAATTTCTTTAGCATTGCGCACGCACATATCAAACCATTTTGTGGAACCGTCCACATTGAGTAACATCACCACCGTTTTGTTATGTAACACGCTTTGTTGGATTGCGCGCAACACAAACGGCAACGGGTTACTATAAGGCGGATTCATCCAACAATAACGCCCTTGCCAATCTGCTGTTAGCGTGTCTTGTTCTGGGCTGATAAAGTTTTTCACTTTAGTGTTATGTTCCATGGCACATGCATCTAAATCAAATTTGATGTTGAAATACTGTTCTGCATAATGAAAAACCCACCAAGGTGTAGCCCATAAGTCTTTATCTGATTTTTTTGTGTTGGATTTATTCATTTATTTTTCCTTTGATTTATCTTTAACTTTACAAACAAGCGGATTATTATTTTGATCTACTGCCACAACAACATGACCGTTATCTGTGACTAAATAACCAACATTGTGAATACATATTTCATTGATTATTACATCAGGATAATTCGAATGCTTGTCTAAAGCACCACCAGAAAACGGCACAATATATTTTTCTGCCAAACAAGGAAAAGCCATTAATATTGCAAACAGTATCATTAATTTTTTCATGATTATTTAAACCCTATGTATATTCACTTGCTTTCACAACCCGAAAATTATCCACATATCTAATTTTTTCGCCGTTTGGATGTGACCAGCGATAACCAAACACTTTAATTTTTAGTCTTCCATCTTGCATTTTCTTTAATATATTACAATGCATTAAAAAATATATTTTTGAACGACTATTAAGCGAATGTTCACACGTAAAATAATGTTCCCCATCCCATTCTTTAGGTTGTTCTTTACAAATTCTGTAACCCATATATACCCCTAAAGAATACACAACACCCACATAAATATCCCAATAATCCCACCAATCATTCCACTGGCAAGCCCTAAGAATATTTCGCCACATCGTTCGATTACGATTTGGCGCTTGATATTAATCACTTGTTCTAAAACATAGGCTTTTAAATTAATTGCGTTTTCTCCGTGAATAGATAGTTGCGCTCTTAATAGGTGAACGCGTTCTTCTAAATATTCGATAGTTTCTTGCAATTCCGCATTAATTTGACCGCACTTTTCCGCCCGTTTTGCCGCTAAGATTCGGCTGATTTGTTTCTGTTTTCTTTTATTCATTGCGTTTTCTCCTATTGGATGCGTTGGTTTTTATGAAAATCTTTGAGTTTTTGAAGGTTTCTTGGCACAGGTGAAAGCGACGTCATCATGTTTTGATTCCGTTTCACTAACTGCACATCATTTTTTGTGAGTTCTATAGCTGTGTATTTATCTATAGTTAGCCGTTTGTACTTGAATAAATAGTCTAATTTTTGTGCGCTAAGCGGGGCGCAGATCGATTGTGTCAGTAATTTGATCTTTTGCTCAATAATTGAGCGGTTACAGTTACTGACACAAGTCCAAGGCGCACTACGTGCGCTATTGTTAGCGGTTGAGCTACGCTCAACCATAGATTCTGTGCGTTGTGCAAAATCTTGTGGGCGTTTTTTAATTTGCCATTTTTTGGTGCGTGAGATGACTTGTTTAAGACTAAATCGGTTAGCCAGCCCAATAATGGCTTTACGCTGTTCACCATATTTATTCGCGGGCTTGGTTTCATAGTCTAGCTTGATTGGTTGATCAGTATGTTTAGCCAGTGCCCCGCCTTGAATATCCATGTAGGCGGCATAATCATTTGCTATACCTGCTGCTGCTTGAGCTTTATCGATAATTTCATCATCTGCTTGACCACTGATTAATCGGCGCAATTCGCGCCAAACAGAAATTGATGCACCACCGTAGAACTGGAACTGACGAATGCCCCAACGGCTCGCCCAAGCACGAACGCGCAACGCGTTGTCGTGTAGGCTTAGTGTTGGATCTTCGTCTGACACTTCGCCTGCAAGGGCGAAACCATCAATATTTTTCGCAATATATTTGGCAATGTAAGCCGTTGCGCTGCCTTTTGTTTTATCGCATTCTTCCACCTTGCAACGGTGTTCTGCTGCACCTTTTTCATTACCGTCTAACTCTAGGGCTTTTTGTTTAAATAATCGGATGACTTCTTCTTTGTGTTCTGCCGGCACGTAAGCTAACGCATGCCAGTGTGGCGTACCGTCTTTGTGCGGCTCTGCCACTCGCATACCATAAAATTTAATATCACGTTTTGCTAACAAAGCACGGAATTGTTGCCACACTTTGTTTAGATAGTTTTGCGTATCTCGTGGATTAACTCCCGACCATTTTTTGTTGCTGTTTCCTGCGTGGAATGATGATGGCGCAGTGAGGGTTAAAAATAAGGCTTCATTGTTATTTTCTTCTGCCCATTCTTCCAAGCCACGCAAGCGCACCATCATTTCATTACGACGTAATGCTGGGTTAGATGATGATTTCAAGAACATATCGAAAAGTTCGACCTGTTCTTCTGGGTTGTCGATGTTTTCAATGATCATGGCGCGCAAGTAATCGTGATTCTTGCGTTGTTGGAGTTGCCATTCCTGAAAACTTTGATTAGAGATATAACTGGCGGCATTGGCGCGCACCTCGCCACAGGCAATAGCGATATGTTCGACCATACGTTTTTGTATGTCTCTCATTTGCTTAAACCACCATTTTTCGCAGGTTAAGCGAATTAAGGTGCTGTCGATATATTCGTCTTTGATGTATTTGTGGTTTTCGATTTTTTCCCAGTGAGGGATTTTGAAACCCGCAGAAAGGGCGATTTCACCACACCATTTATAAAGCTGATAGAAATAGCCTTGAATATCGCTCTCATTGTCGCTTTCGATGCCATTTTTTAAAAAGTGTGTGCAATCAAATTGGAATTGAGTAAATGCCGTAGAAATTTGATACGCCATCTTTTTCAATTTGCTTTCGGTAATTAAATAGAAAGGTAATTGTTTTTGCTTTTGCTGGATACTGAACACTTGAAAACGGAATCCGCTGTAATGCAGCTCGTTATAGTGTTTTGCTAATTCTTCACGTGTTGACACAGTAGAGAACTGTACAGCTTGTTGCATTTCATCTTTAACGGATAGCAGCCATTGTGGTGTATGGATGAACGCTTGCAAAAAATCTACGTTCACGTTGTACTGTGAAAAGACTTTTTGTAAACGCACATCTAATACATCGCGCAAATAATCGTTCGCGTGGCGGCGTTGCTTATTGCCTAGGGCAAACGCAATCGACCCATCATCTTTAACAGAACGATAGGCCTTAATGTAGAGTTTACGGAAATATTCTCGCTGACGTTGGCGTGGTAGGTTTTCAAGTTTTTGTTCGATAAACTCAAAATCAGCGGAGTTAATCGCAAACAACTCCAACTGTAAGGGCGTATAACAGCTTTCATCGAACGGCAGAAAAGTGCGGTCAAATTTTTGACCGTTTTCTGCTGCTTGATGGCGCTCACATGCAACCACTGCCATGTGTGCATGTTTGGCAATGATTGTATTATCGCGTTGCTGTTCCCACATTTTGTATTCACTCTTTATTTTTATGAATTAATTTCATTCTTAATTTATTTAGATGAATTTAATTAATGAATCTAGATAAAAAAAGTGTTTATGCCTGTGCATAAGTCGCTTGGATTTCAGCGATGCGTTTTACTTCTGCGTAGATTTCTTCTAATTTCTTAGCCACTGCAGAAAGAGAAATAACATCCTCATCCATTAATTCACAAAGAATGAGCGTATCAACCACCGCGAATAAGTCTTTACAAACTTTCCCGCCTACTCGTTCATAAGTGCCATTTTCTTGTAGTTCAATTTTGTAAATAATGTACTTCGCTGTTTCGCTTAACTTAATGCTGTAGCGATTTGATAATTCGATAAAATGTTCCTGCATAATAAAACCTCCTTAATGAGCCAGCTCTTCGGCTTTCTTGGTTAAATACCCTACGTTATCTAATGCAATTACCATCTTGTGATAGATGGCACTTGCGGCAACTTCGTTTTGTTGTCTTTTAAACAACTCCCATTTTGTGCGATAAATCCAATATTTGTTTCGCCACTTTTTAGCCGCTTTTAAGCAGTTTGCAGTACTTGGTTTATTTTCCATTATTGCCCCCTTGTGTGTGGGTCGATATTGTAAAAATCACGACGGGTTAAAGCGCGCGGAAAAGGCGCGCGAAGTGCTGACATTGCGTGAAATGCTTTGGTTAATTTATCAATCCCTTTTTCGTTGTAATGCCATAACTTATCGCCACTCAGATCGGGCAAGATGTAATCTTCAAAGGGTTCAATATCTGCTAACGCTTTTAACATGCCTTTTTGCTCATCGGAAAGATGATTAAACGCGCGTTCAGTGGGATATTTACTCAAGCCCATTTCATGCAAGGTTTCTTCGCTATTTCTTGCTTTCGACATGGGCACACCGTTTAAACGATGCCATTTTTCTACCGCACTTTCGTTTTCAGATACATACATTGCCGCGCCCTCGCTTTTTTATTTACCTGATTTGTTGTATGCTTGCCCTAAAATAAATAAACGGTTACTTAATTTAAGGATTTCACATGGCGAACGATCGGATTGAAAAAACAATTGAAGATATGCAAGCACAGATTCATCAGCAGCATTTACAACTGGCACTTCAAGAACGCGTGATGGGTTGCTTGTTGCGTGGACTTTCTCGCCACCCTGATTTGCTTGATGATGTGGAGAACGAGCTTCACATGCTGATTGATTCAACGTCTCAAAAATCGCCCGAATTGCTTGATGTGCTTGTGCCTTTTGTTGAGCATTTGGCGAAACGGAACTAGATTGTTTAATTACAGCCGTAATTTCTTTGGTTTGTTCAATAGTGATTTCGCCTTTTTCGACTTTTTCTTGAACAAAGAATTTAAAGGTTGATGTTTTAGCCATTGTCTTCCCCTTATAACTAAAATCTTTTGGAAACTAACCGCACTTTTGTGCGGTTTTTTATTCTTGTTTAGCTGCCTGTTTGGCAATCGCGATGAGATTAACTAACACTGATCCCCTTTCCGCTTTTTTATCTGCGATGGGTAGTTCTCCCGCTGCTCTCATCTTTCGCACCTTGTCTAACGAAAGCCCGGTAAGCTCGGCATATTTCTTTAATGTGACATAAGGCGCGTGGATCTGTACATTTATACAAATTGCATTTTGGCTGTTCATTGCTTAAACTTCCCCTTGTTAAATATTGGTATATATTGATTTATGGCTCATTTGCGTAATTATAATATTATGGCTCATTTGAGAATGTCAATATGAATTTATGGCTCATTTTATGAATAATTTAGAATTGATTGGCGGAAAGGATGTCATTGACCGCATTCAAAAAGCATATGGATTTGCAAAAAGAAAAGATTTAGGCGAACACCTCGGGATCTCGCCCAGCACGTTTAGCACTTGGGTTTCTCGTAGTTTTTTCCCTGCAGAATTAGTGATCCGTTGCGTGAAAGAAACGGGTGCAAGATTGGATTATGTGGCCTATGGAAATGAGCCGATTTTCGATAATTCAGACGATTTGAAATATTTTCATACAATAAAGCTAGAAAGCGGAAAATCTTTCATAACAGAAAATAAACCCTTTCTTTTGCCTTACTTACCGAATTTAGACAGCCGTGAAAGTTATGACAAAGTGTTTTGTATTGACGAAGACAATCACACCTATTTTGCGACTAGTGATTACGGCAATTTAGTGGATGGCGAATACTTCGTCATCGTCGAAAACTCCCATCTTATCCGTTATATCACTGTGCTACCTGCAGGAAAAATCCGTGTGGACGGCGGCAAATTCAGTTTTGAATGTGAATTGAGTGATATTGATGTGGTGGGGAAGGTGATTCTTAAAATGGAGAAAATATGATGAAAAGATTGATTTCAACCGTTTTATTGGCAAGTTCGTTTTTAGTGGTTGCAAACATGGCTGATGCACGTGGCCGCGAGCCTTGTTCTGGTAAGAAAGGCGGAATATCCCATTGTTCTGGCGGTAAATTTATTTGCAATGATGGATCGGTTTCTCGCTCTAAACAAATTTGCAGAAGATAGTTTTAATAAAATATTTATAGGGAAATTATTATGGCTTATACATATAAAATGGTTCAAGTTCCACCTAATATTATTGCCAATCGTAAAAACATCACTACAGCTGCGGCTGACTATCTGCAAGATGTGGTGAATGAATGGGCTGAAAAAGGCTGGGAGTTTTGGCGTATGGATGACTTTTCAACAGAAGAAAAATCAGGTTGTCTTTCTGGTGGTAAGGAAACTATGCGCATTTACAAAGTAATCACATTCAGAAAAGAAATTTAA